TCACTGGATTCCGCCTAGGCAGTCCATCGTGACTACGTTGCGTGCTTCGGTCGGTGATTTGCCTCGGAATGACTCGGCGTGATAAACGGCGTCGGTCCACGAGATCATCTTGTTGGCGTTGCGTTCACCAATCGACTTCTGCACATTGGCTCCACGGTAGAGCATGGTGGCCGATTCGTAAGACTCCCCGCGATCCCTCATTTGCACCATGCCCTCCACGGTTATGCCGTCGAGGTAGCGGCGCTGCGCCGCGTTGAATGCGTGAGCGGTGATACAGGTGGTGGATAGGGCCAGCAGGGCTAGGGCACGCCGCATCGTAATCTCCAGTAGGAAAACCATACGTGTGCCCGATCACTGCCTGTCCAGGTGAGAGGCAATACGCACAGGGGACGTTACTGGGAAGCTCAGAGGAGGGAGAGGCAGGGGACGCGGCTGTGGCGCTTTTGCTACCAGGGCGAGAGACATTGGCTTGACATTGAACTGCCTCGCAGGTGCCTCGTGGTGGTGATTTTGTACCGCCCGGCTTCCACTAAGTACTTGATTTTCTTGGTGCGCCCGGCTGGGATCGAACCAGCAACCCCTGCCTTCGGAGTTTTACCGGTGTCACAAACCTTTTTATAAATCAATGCCTTACGCAACTCGCGAAGTGGAAAATCAAGACTAAACAAGGTCAATGCAGGGCAATCCGGTTCATTCAAGCTGCAATTTAGCTGCAATGTATTCGACGTCGATTCGACTGGTTTGCCTTGCGATGAGAGGCTCGCCCCTTCCCGCCGCGAACCGATGCACTCATTACCGGATTCCGAGCTGATCAATCAATCGGCCACGGCACGCTTGCCACGAAAGAATTCACGACGCCATGCCCTGTAGTGGAGCGCTCCGCCGTCCGGGTGTAGGCACATGCCCCATTAACGTGCGGTATTGGACACTTCAGTCGTCCCAGAGACGCTTCCGCGTAAAATACGCTTCGACCTCATCGTCCTCAGCGCCAGGATTACCGAGATGCCTGAACTTCCGCCGCAGCAAATCTCTAATCGCCTTCTTGGCCCCCGCTGGATGCTGAGAAAGTTCAGCCTCATACTTCTTTCTTAGCTCCTCGAGGTACTCATCCATTATGTTGAAATGATAGGGTTCGAGAGCCATTTTATTCCCCTAGCGTATATTTTCTTCCAGCGCCTCAAGTGCTCTCTTCGCGGTCTTTGGTCCAGCCACGATGGTCAAATCGTCGCCCCATTCGCTCGTTGCCTCATCAAATATTTCATCTAGACGCCTGCTAAATGTCTTTTGTTCTTGGGGACTAAGCTTGGCGAAAACGAGATTCTTTATCCTCAGTTTCACGTCCATGTCGCGAATCTGAAAGGCTTTAGCAAGTTCCATTTTCATTCTCCTAGATGACACCAGCGTCCAAGCAATCCAAAGGACCAGAAGAAATGGTCCGATGTTGAGCATGACGTGGACGGTTGCGGCTACGGCAAAAAGTAGCGGACTGCTCGTGCTGGCGTCTTTCCAGGTCGGCCATGACGAGCCAGTCAGCATCTGAATCCAAAAGAACGGCGCGCTCGGTGCCTCTTTCCCGTAGATCAGCTCAAAGCCATAAATCACGCAAAAAGTAACGCCCGTCGCGACGGCGACTCTCACAAGAAATCCACCACCGGCCATTGCGCTCTTCTTCGCCACGTCATCACTCCCTGCGCGAGAATCATGCCTGGATTCCTCAAACAGGAACACGTGCATACCAAGTCATCGCCGACGCTGCCCTTGATAACGACACTTCCCGCCTTTTTCAACAATATTTCTGTACGCAGTCGAACGAAACTTGTGCTTAGCATGACGGTCGGCACCCATCGAAGCAATATAGGTCGCGTATAGGTTTTGTGCGATAGGTGTTTGCGGGTGGCCGACGCTTACGGGGCCGGGCTGTTGAACTCGAAGTCAAAGCGTCCGAAACACCACAGCTCTGATTGGACCGGGCAGGTCACGTCAGGCCACCGAATATCGCAGCGTCCGCGCATCAAATCGCATCAATTCAAAGCGCCGTGGAGCAGACGAAACCCCGCGGTGTGGAGGCCACGCCGCTAACGGGCGCGTGCGTCAAAACCAGTGGCCTAAGCGAATCAGGCAGGCGGGGAGGGGACTGCAAAAAAGCATAGTAAGTGATGGCTTGCTCATATCGGCCTAACGCGCCAACCGTCTACGGTGGCGGATTCGCCGCCCTCCGCGATGAGTTGGGGCGTACCTCAGCGGGTCGGCGCGCGGCCTTCGCAAGGGGCCTGAATCGGCCAAGAACTGTCGCTCTCCGCAGCCGGCAATCAGACATTTTAACGACCGCTCCGTCTGGACAACGGACCCTTGCAAGTGGAACTGAGCGATATCCTCGCGGATGCCCTCGGAGACAAATGAGAACGTGCGGCGACCCGCTCCCCCTGCAGATCGAGGGGTCGCGATCACGTTGCCATGTGACAACCTTGAGCCGCGATAGGTGTTTACAGAGCCGAACGCATTCTCAGTCTTCAACCGATGCGCACATGGTTCAGAGTTGCCAGAAAACGGAGTTAGTGAGGCTCTAGCGCGTCCCGATAGATTCGAGTTGCGGAAATGATGAGACTGCCACGAGAAAACGATCAATCCGTGAATGTTCGCCAGCGCACAGACCCATCAGCCTGCTGTGCTTAGGTTCATAAATCTAAGGTCTTGCACGTCCGACCTTCAGTCCAGCGCAGAAAAAAGGAGAGTCAAATGAAAACGCAGGAGATCGTGTTGCCGCTAAACATTCCCATGTTTACAACAAGCCTTCCCAATCTCGAGGTAGCAACGCTCGATGGAAACGATTTTGGTTCAATCCCTTCGCTGCCAGGCGGCTTTGAAGTCGCAGGAAACAAAGTTATTCCTGCGCCGGTTTATGAGTACAGATTACCGGATGGGCAATTGCGACTCACGCTGTTGGACATTTTGGTCACCGTTACCCGTTATCAGATAACAGCAAACGGTAGGCAGACCTTTTGGACAGGCGCGCAAGCGGCCTTCACGCAATATAACAGTACGCAGAATAACAAGGGAACGCACAGTTGCTATTTGACGATGGTTTTCAAAAATGCCGGAGGCGGCCCTCAGAGCATCGTCTATCAGAATGTGTCGTTAACCCGGGATGTTTGCCGACTGATCGGCAGAATCAACTTACCGGAGGTATATTCCGGTAAAGATTTATTCAATACAGTGCAATCGGTCGAAGTCGACGTGGGCATGACGTGGGATCATGAAGGAGATTGCTGAGTTAGAAGCATTGTCTCCCTTTTCAAGGTGGTAACTGCGAGGGCCGTTCATGCCTGCCAGCAAATGGGCAAACAAGCCGGAATGCGGGAGCAATGTAAGCCTGCCCCGGTGACGGAACAGGCTTTTACTTTGGACCTTCGTTCAGCCGCACGAGTTTGCGACGCGAATCCCTGACAAGCGCACGAAATGCCACGGACGGCAAAGCTAGTCTGTCCAGAAACGGCCGATTGGTAGCTGCGACTATCACGGGTGCCGTTTTTGCCGGCGCCGTCTTCTGCAAGACTCCCACACGAAGCAAACGTCAAGCTCGGGCTCTCGGGACGTGGATGACGGCGCGGCTCGTCTAAGAAGGCCGAGGACTGGCCGGCCGATATGGCAGCTCGAATGGCCGCTCCCGTTGGCGAAGCTGCCGTTGTGCTCGCGCTAGGTCGAAGGTCCGCTGAGGGTCGACAAACTGAGCCGTTCAAAGTCACTTTGGAGGGTTTTCACGGGCGGCGACAGCTCTGGGGGTGGAATGCCAAGCGCAAGGCTTGTTGCACCGGGCACCCAACCCTTGCTGTAGCAATCTTGTAGCACACAACATTTCCGCTCCATGCTTATGCGGACTATCCGTTCAATCCCATCTTTGCGACCGCTTGGCCGATGTCAGTCGGCCAGTCACAGACGTTCGGCTTCCACATGGAACCGTGATCGTTTGCAATTCGGTTGAGGTATCATCGCGGGATTACGGGGAGGCTGCATGGTTGGTGCGAAGATCGTTTCACTAATCAACATGAAAGGGGGCGTCGGCAAGACCACGCTGGCCGTCGGGCTTGCATGGGAGCTTGCGAAGAAGCACCGGGTTTTGTTGGTGGATATCGATCCGCAGTTCAATGCCACCCAATGGGTAATTAACGCCACTGAGTACCTCGCTTGGGTAAGAGCCAAGCATACGATACTCAGCGTGTTCCAACCCCCAGTTGCAGCTTCTTATCATGGCGCGACGGCGAGTGCGCAGTCGTCTGCGAGTAAACCCACGCCTAAAACCACAATAATTCCGATCAGGAAGAACGGGCTTAAGCTCGATATCTTGCCGTCCATTCTCGATCTTATGAAATTGGACGCAGCTCCGAGAGGAACGGAAAATCGACTGCGAGTTTTTCTGGAAAAAGTTCGGGCCGACTATGATTACATCCTGATTGATTGCCCTCCGACCGCTTCTTTATTTAGTTATAGCGCCTTTCTCGCTTCTGATGCTTATCTCGTGCCAGTAAAACCGGATCCCCTGTCGGTACTAGGCTTGCCTCTTCTAGAACGTGCGATGCAGGATTACGAAGAACGCTCTGGTCAAGAACTGCATAGGCTTGGACTGGTGTTCACCCAAGTTAGGCAGACGGATGCGATGCGGGCGACCATGAACCAAGTCAGACGGGAATACCCAGGCGAGGTTTTTGAGCACATGATCGTCCAGACGACAGGCGTTGCAGAGGCCGTGGAAACGAATACCCCGCTGCAATTTATCAATAAGGGCGGAAAACTTGCTGGTGTCCGAGATGCACTTACTGGAATCTGCGCCGAATTTGTTCAGAGGGCCAACGAACTATGAATGATTCGTCTCTCCGTCAAAAATATCTTTCCTTGGTGGCCCGGCTCTACGAGCTCGCCGCTGAATTTACAGATTCCGAGCTCAAAGCCATACATGAAAATCTGGTTGCAAGAGATGATCGAGGTATCGCAAAGGCAATAGACGCGCTCATGATGCTTCATGGCGTCGTAGAGACAGCTAAGAATGTTCCTAGCGCCGAACGCGCAGGTCCACGGCTGCCGTCCTTGCCCCCAATGTCTTCGTCGACCCGACTAGTTTCGTCGCCCCCAAAGACCTCGCGAAAAGACTCGCTGAGCGGTGAGTCTCTTGAGAAGCTTCTGAACGACCGGGACATATTTCCGAGGACCCAGGACGTCGTGAAGGTGGTCCCGGGCAACCTACAACTTCAGTCCAAAGAGGGCCGTGGCCGCTACATAAAACGAGTCATTCGCCATGTTGCCTCGCTGGACGAGTCCAGCAGGAATAAATTTCGCAAGGTACTTTCCGATGAGTTGGCGAAGAGACCACACAATTTTGTTTCACAGTGGAAAAATCTTATTAAGGAGCTGTAGTGTCGCCCTTTGCACTGCAGATTAAACAAGATTTCAAAGCCTATTGGGATGGCGCAGAGAAAGGGCGGCTGGCAAACGCGGGAAAGCAACGACCATTGCTCGTGTCGGCACACAAGTACGCCATCTGCTTTTCTCTGATGTCCCGGGCAATGGGTTCGATCGACGCGCATCGTCGGATTTTTCTTCAAGAGTTGTCATCTGATACGGTGCATCTCGTCCATGCACTCATCGGGGGCGACGCACGCGGGGCTCGCTTCTACTTACGAAGCGTTATCGAAAATTTTTGGCGCCACCACTACTTCCGCGACCATCCGGTCGAGTATGGTTGGCTCCATACGCGCTCGAAGTATTACCTTGAAATGAAGGCCCTGAGGGAACACTGCGGGTGGTTAGACTGCTTCCAGGGAAATCTCAAGCCACTTGCCGACGATCTTTCACGCCTATACGCCGAACTGTCGTCTGCGGTTCATAGTACCTCGTCGAAAACGCTAATCCTCCGCGCAACTCTGGAAGATATTCGTCTCTCGGAGGACCAGAGCACCGCAGTGACCAAGGATCTGCACGCCGTTCTCAAAGCATGCCTTGCGCTGTGTCTTTTTTCCGAGCATGAGACCTACCTCGGTTTACACGTGAACGTGCAAAATTTCCTGATGGACATGCTATCCGTTCGAGAGAAGGTCCGGTTACAGAAGGACTTGGCCGGAGTTACTTGATTGGTGATTTTCCGACGTTGACCATACCCGATCAACGTCGGTCGTTCGCGACGACGTCTAGAGGGACGGCAATGGGGTCGATCAAAGCCATTCGACCGCATCCATTGGGCGCGCTTGGCGCGCCCAATTGCCGTTCGTGACATGCCCCGTTGGGACGAACCCCGGCCGCTTACGCGGCGGCCTTCGGCGTCTTGATCGAATACGGATTGAAGCGCACAACCTCGTCGCCGATCCACTCATTGAGCTGTGAGAATCGCCGCTGCAACGGCTCGATTTCATTGCGCCCGAATACCTCGGCGGCCGTGTCGGCCGCGCCAAACCCGCCGGTATTGCTCGGCACGATCCCCATGAGCTGCGGGGGGATGCGATGCGCCGCGAGCAAGTCGTCGCGCGTCACATTCTTGATATTAAAAAACTCATCTTTCGCCGTGACCTCGGAAACGGGAATAAGCTGGATGCCGTCTTTCTTGCCATTCGGCGCGTACATAAACAGGTTTCGGAAGTTGCCTGGCCCCTTGCTGTTTTTCAACGCTGCGCGCATGTCGTCGACATCGGTTTGCGACTGCGCCGCATCCGTCATATACAGGATGAAACCCGCATGCGAACCATTCTCGTAATACCGCCGGCGAAATAGCGTCGCCGACTCGTTCAACCATGCCGCGTGCAGGGCGCCGAGATATTCGGGCAGGCCGTACACCTCCTGATTAATGTCCGGTTCCATCAAGTGATGCACGGTCCCGGCCGCGAACTCGTGCGACGTTTGCCACCCGTTGACCTGATAGAAGCGCAGTAGGTCCGTCGCGCGGCGCATGTACTTGGCCGGCGCACGCTCCAGCGCGAGCGGCCCGCCTAGCCGGTTCTTTCGCAGCTCAAGATACCCATTGCCGAACGTGAGGAAATCGAGCGCCCACTTATCGAACACCTCGCGCGTGAGCAACCTGTGCGGAATGAACGTCGCCGATAGCACGTTGCGTTTGAAGTAGATCGCCGAGCCGTGATGGACGCCGGCGCGGAATGTCTTAGCCAGGCCCGACCAGGACACCGGCGGCTCGAACCAGTTGCCGGCCGACCAGGTTTCGACGTAATCAAGAATCTCGGCTCGATCCATCACCGGCACCGGGTCGCCGAAGGTGAAGGCCTCAGCCCTCGGCGCCGTCGACGGTGCGGCCGGCGCCGGCGGTGCGGCGTGCATGTTGCGGTTTCGCTTGCTCAATTTGAGAACTCCATAAAGCCTGTATTGTTGGCGGTGACGCCCTCTAACGGTTCATTGCCGAGCGCGTGCAGGCACGCCCATGCAAGGTCAGCGTGTCCTGTTTCCTCGTTACGGCTCGCTTCATAAGTGACTTTCTTTCCGCTCGCCGTCATGGTTTTGCGAATCGCCATGAACGATTGCGCTAAGTCGGTCCATCCAGCATCGAATTCGAGCCGGCCCTTGCCGATCACCGACAAGCCTTTGAGCACCAGGCGGCCTTTAACCTCTGGCGAATAGTTGAGTGCGATCGCGTTCGGATAGAACTGCCTGACGAGCTGATAGACGCCCTGGCCGATGCCTGTCGTATCGATCGCCATATAGGCGGCGTTGTATTGCTTTGTGATTGTGCGTATCGCCTCGGCCTGTGCCTCGAAATCCATGCCGCGCCATTGGCACTTGTGCAGCACGCGAAACTTGCCACCAGGCACCGCCGGCGGTGCGACGACGATCAAGCCGGCCGAGTCGCCGGATAGTGCAGGGTCATAGCCGACCCAAACCGGCCGAAAGCCGAAAGGGCGGGGCGCGAGCGGTTTGAAGTCGTCGGCCCATTCTTCCCACGAGTCGACCATGCAGCGCTGTAAGTCCGCGAGCGGGAATATCGACGCCGTATCGTCGATAAACTGACACATCAACAGATTGGCGTATTCCTCTGGACTGTATTCAAGGCGCAGCTCGTCGATATCGAACAGGTCGCAACCGCCGGCGACGGCATCCTCGACGGTGACGATCTGGCGCCACTGGCGATCCTCGCAAAGCCGGCCGCCGGCGAGTGCCTTGTGCGTTACGTCGAAATGCACATGCTTGTCTTTCGAGCGGCCCTTGTTGGCGTGCTCGCCAGTCCAGAATGTATAGGCACCGTGCGCGATGCTCGATGGCGTAGAGAAATACGTCTTGCGCCATTTCTTGTGCATCGCCATGCCCGACGCGACTTTGTTGAGCTGCTGAAAACCGCCAACCCAAAAATATTCATCGAAATAGAAATTGCCGTGATAGCTCTGCGCGGTGCGCGAGTTAGTGCCGAGAAAGATCATTTCGGCACCGTTCGGCAAAACGATCGGGTCGCCTTTCAGCTCAACGTCTGCGGCCTCGGCGGCAAACTGCCGAATGTATTGCTTGAATACGTGCGCCTGTGCCTTGCTGGCCGACAAGAAAATCTGATTGCGGCCCGTGCCGATCGCGTCGTCTAGTGCCTCGCGGGCGAAATACCACGTCGCGCCGATCTGCCGCGACTTGAGAATGTTTCGCGTGCGCTGCTCGCCCTGCCGATACCACACCTTTTGATAGCCGAACAACGAATCTAGAAAGGCCTCGCGAAGCCGCTCGGCCTGCTCGTCGCTGAATTCGTTTTGCGCGGGTTTCTCTTTGCGCGGCGCCGTGTTGCGTGCCTCGATGGCCGGGTTTAGGTCGCTCTCTTTCCCCGTTTCGCCGTACTTGCGCACGCGCGCCGTGCGCTCGAACTGCCGGCCGAGCAAGTCGATTTCTTTGAAGTCCTGGCCGTCTTTCCTGTCCTTTGCAATGAGCACCGCAAGGCGCGTTTCGAGCGACGACTCGATGCGCTCGATCGGCGTCGCCTCGGCCCACTTGTCGCGCTGTTTCCATGCCTCAACGGTCGGCCGCTTTTCGCCAATGTGCCGAGCGATAGACGAGATGCGCCAACCCTGCCAGTAAAGCGCGCGGGCTATACGGCGTGGGTCGGCATTCGATTCGAGTGCGGGGGCAATGTCGGCGGTTTCTAGCATGGCCCCAAGTTTCTCGCGCCGCGCGCGCGCAAGCACGCCTAACCGTATGTATCCAAAGCGAAAACAACCGGCGCGCGTTGAGCGTTTGCACGCTCGCCCGCAATATGTGAACTCACGTTGAACCCTTTCCGAACCTGTTGGAGACCTACCGATGCAATCTCGCAAGCTGTCGCTTATGTCGTTCGCCGTTGCGGCGATCGCGTTCGCTTTCACGATGGACGCACACGCGGCGACGCTCGCCGTGAGCACCGTTCTCAATCACGCCGATTTCACGGCGCACGGCCTGGGCGCTCTCGCGATCGGTTCCGTCACGGCGACTGGCGCACCTGACGCTGTGAAGCACGCGGCAACCAAGTTTTTCCGCATCGCTGTCGAAGGCGCGACGACTGACGGCCGCACCATCGCCCGCGAATGGCTCTCGCAAATGGCGAAGAACTACAACCCCGAGATTTACGGCGCACGCATCAACCTCGAACACTATCGCGGCATCGTGCCCGATGGCCCGTTCAAGGCATACGGCGACGTGCTCGCGCTCGAAACCCGCGACGAAACCGGCCCGCTCGCTGGAAAGCTCGGCCTGTATGCGCAAATCGCCCCGACGCCCGAGCTGGTCGCGCTGACGAAGGCGAAGCAAAAGATTTACACCTCGTGCGAAATCGATCCGGCGTTCGCCGACACGAAACAAGCCTATTTGATCGGCCTGGCCGTGACCGATAGCCCGGCAAGCCTCGGAACCGAGATCCTTTCTTTCGCAGCTCAAAACCCGGCGGCCTCGCCGTTCGCAGCTCGCAAGGTAACGCCGACGAACCTTTTCAGCGTCGCCGACGAAACGGTGATCGAGTTTGAAGCGGAAACGATCGAAACGCCGAGCCTGCCGTCGCTGTTTGCCCGCGTTAAGGAAGTGCTCGGCCTGGCGAAGAAAAAGGCCGCGACCGACGACACGCGTTTCGCTGACGTGGCGCAAGCGGTCGAAGAACTCGCCACGCACGGCGCGGCACAAGCCGACGCAGCGATCGCGACCGGCAAGCTCGTCGCGGCCCTCGAAACGAAGGTCGCCGAGCTGACCCAGGCCCGCGAAGCCGATCGCAAAGCGTTCGACGAGCTGCAAGTGCAGCTCTCGACCACCGGCAACGGCCAGCCGCAACGCCCGACCACCACGGGCGGCGACGGCGCGATCGTGACCGACTGCTAACCCGCCCCCCGGCCTACCTCTCGATATTTCGGAGCAACACACATGCAGAACAAAACCCGCCTCGCCTTCAATGCGTACATGGAGGCAATCGCAAAGCTGAACGGCGTGCCGAGCGCGGCCGTAAAGTTTGCGGTCGACCCGAGCGTGCAACAGAAGATCGAAACCAAGATGCAGGAATCGAGCACGTTCCTGTCGAAAATCAACGTCATGCCCGTGACTGAGCAACAGGGCGAAAAGCTCGGCCTCGGCATCGGCGGCCCGATCGCGAGCACGACCGACACGAAGGTAAAAGACCGCGAAACGGTCGACCCGACCGATCTGGATTCGAGCAAGTACTTTGCCTCGCAAACGAACTTCGACTCGCATATCCCGTATGCGAAGCTCGACGCGTGGGCGAAGTTTGCCGACTTTCAAACCCGCTTGCGCGACGCGATCGTGCAACGCATGGCGCTCGATCGCATCACGATCGGTTTCAATGGCAAGTCGCGTGCGGCATCGTCCGATCGCGCAGCTAACCCGCTGCTGCAAGACGTCAATATCGGCTGGCTGCAACAGTATCGGGCGCAAGCTGCCAAGCGCGTGATGGATCACGGCAAGACGGCCGGCAAGGTGCAAATCGGCGCCGGCGGCGATTACGCGAACCTCGACGCGCTGGTGTATGACGCGGTGAATAGCCTTGTCGACGCGTGGCACCGTGAAGATACGGCGCTCGTCGTGATCTGCGGCCGTGAAATGCTGCACGATAAGTATTTCCCGATCCTGAACGCGGACAACAAGCCGACCGAGATGGCGGCGGCCGACATGATCGTGAGTCAGAAGCGCATCGGCGGCTTGCCTGCCGTGTCCGTGCCTTACTTCCCGGCCAATGCCGTGATGGTTCAACGCCTCGATAACCTGTCGATCTACTGGCAAGAGGGCGCACGCCGTCGCACGCTGGTCGACAACGCAAAGCGCGATCGCGTTGAAAACTTCGAATCCTCGAACGATGCGTATGTCGTCGAAGATTTCGGCGCCGGTTGCCTGGTCGAAAACATCACGGCAGTGGCGGCATAACCATGAGAAGCCCCGCCCAAGCCCATTTCGAACGCATGTCGGCTCTGGAAGCTGCGGCATCGGCCGCGCCTGGCGAATCCCTCGCCGGCGCGAGCGCTTACGAGCTGATGCTTGCGAAGCTGGCGACTGATCGCCGGCGCCTCAAGTCGATCGCATCGATTCAACGAAAGATCGAAGTGAAGCGCGCCGAGCTGCTGCCTGAATACGTCGACTATGTTGCGGGCGCATTGGAGGGCGGGCGGGGCGCGCAGGACGATGTTTTAACGACCGTGATGATCTGGCGCGTCGACGCTGGCGACTTCGCCGGCGCGCTCGATATCGCGCGGTATGCACTCGCGCACCGGATGACGCTGCCCGATCAATACGACCGGCCGCTCGCGACTGCGATCGCCGAAGAATTCGCCGAAGCTGCACTAGCCGCGTTCAAGCAAGGCGCGATCGTGATGCGCGTGAATGCCGCGCAGCTCGTCGAAGTCGCGCAGCTCACCGCGTCGGCCGACATGCACGACCAGGTGCGCGCGAAATTGCACAAGGCCCTCGGCTATACGGCCGAACACGGCGGCGATACACCGGCCGCCCTCGATCACCTACGCCGTGCGCTCGAACTCGATTCGCGCGTCGGCGTGAAGCAAGACATTGCTCGGCTAGAGAAAGCCAGCAATGCGGCCGGCGGCAACGCCGACCGCACGTAAAGAGCCCCCCCGGCTGGGCGGCGCCGGCTGACGATCGCAACACCTGACGGAAACGCGATCCGACGCCGGCCCACCGCCCACTATTTCAGAGCTGAAACCATGAGTAGCTTTAACGCGATCGCCGAACCGACCATCACGCCCGAGCCAATCCCGCCGGCGGCCGAGCTGATCGTGACTAACGCGCCCTGGTTTCCCTCGATCGACCTGGCGCACATGCGCCAAGCGGTGCGCCTCGATGGCACCGTGACGCATGCCCGCCTACGCGACGCGGTGATCGCCGCGATCGACGAAGTAAATCGCGAGCTGTCGGCCTGGCGCCTGTCGCAACTGGCCGCCGGCTTCGCAACGCTCGCCGAGCTGCCGGCCGACGAGATCGGCGGTGAAAGCGTGCAGCTCGCGCGCTATCGCCGCGCCGTCTATTACCTCGCCCGCGCTGACCTCACAGAGCAATACCGCGATTTCGATAGCACGAAATCGGGCGCGGCCGACGCGGCCGAGCTGGTGACGACGATCGACGCCGATCGCCGCAACGCACGCCAGGCAATCAACGATATGCGCGGCGTCGCGCGAACGACGATAGAGCTGATCTGATGCGCGTCTATGCACAACAGGGCGATACGGTCGATTCGCTTTGCTATCGCCACTACGGCCGCACGCAAGGCGTAGTCGAAGCGACGTTAGAAGCAAACGAAGGCCTCGCCGCATACGGCCCGCTGTTGCCTATGGGTCTCGCCGTCGATCTACCCGACGCACCGAACGATCAATCGACGATCAAGCTCGTCAACCTTTTCGACTAACCCGGAGCTGCCGACAATGGCCGAACCAAGCACCACCACGCTCGCGGCTGTATCGGCCGGCATTGGCCTAGCAAGCCTGTTTCCTGGCATCGATGGCAATGCACTGATCGGCGCCTTTACCGGCGCCGCGCTCGTCGTCGTCACGTCGAAAGACCTCTCGATCGCAAAACGCATGGCGTACCTCGTGATTTCGCTGATCGCCGGCTATCTGGCCGCGCCTGACGTAGTGAGCCATACGCCGATCACGAGCACCGGCGTCGCCGCGTTTTTCGCTGCTGCGCTCGCCATTACGGTAACGCTGCAACTGATCGAGCGCGTCAAGTCTTTCGACCTGTTGGCGCTCTTTAAGAAGGGCTGACCCATGCACAACCCCCTCGCAATGATCGCGCTGATCGCGTATAGCGTCGCCGCGCTGCGCATCCTGGCCTATCGCCACGATGGCGCGCGGCATCGGCATCACGTTTCATGGTTCGCCTGGCTGCTGCTGGTCGCACTCGGCGGCTCGGCGATCGAGCTGGTGATTAACGCGAAAGCGGTCGGCCTGTTTGAAGCGATTAGGGCGGCCCTGTTCTCTGTGCTCGTATTCAGCGCACGCGGCAACGTCGCGCGCCTGCTGCGGCCCGCTGCGGAGTGATGACAATGATTCTGAGATATGGCGACACCGGCGACGATGTTGCATTGCTGCAAAGGCGCCTCGCGCGCGCCGGCTATCCGGTTCCCGAAACGCACGTTTTCGACCACGAAACCGAGTCCGCGGTGATGACGCTGCAACACGATCGCGGTCTCGTGATCGACGGCATTGCCGGCCCTAAAACGCTGATCGCCTTGCCTAGCTCGGCGCTCTCGTGTCACCTGACCGACGCCGACCTCGTGAAGTCGGCCGACGCGCTCGGCGTGCAAGTCGCGGCGATCCGCGCGGTTAATGAGGTCGAATCACGCGGGCAAGGTTTCTTGCCCGATGGCCGGCCCGTGATCCTGTTCGAGCGGCATGTGTTTTACAGGCGCCTCAAGGCGCTCGGCATCGACGCCGATGCGCTCGCCGCGAAGTATCCGAACACGGTATCGACCGAGCGCGGCGGTTACGCCGGCGGCGCTGCCGAGTATGTGCGACTGGCGACGGCCGAGCGCATCAATGCCGATGTTGCGCACGAGTCGGCGAGCTGGGGCGCGTTTCAAATCATGGGCTATCACTGGAAGGCCCTCACATATTCGAACGTCGACGATTTCGTGTCACGCATGAAACGGTGCGAAGCCGATCACCTCGACGCGTTCGTGCGGTTTATCGCGGCCGACACGGCTTTGCTTTCGGCGCTGAAGGGTAGGAAGTGGGCGGCATTCGCCAAGGGCTACAACGGCCCGGATTACGCGCGCAATCTGTACGACGCGAAGCTCGCCCAAGCCTATGCGAAGTATGCCGGCCGCGAAAAGGCGGCGGCATGAGCACGATCGCCGCGCGCCTCATTGCGATCGCGCTCGCGGCGCTCGCCGCGTTCGGCGCCTGGCAATACGTGAGCGCGCTGCGCGCCGAGCTGGCGACCGTACAGGAAACCGCGCGCACCGAGCACGAGACTGTCGGCCGGCGCGACGCAACGATCGCCGATCTACAGAAGCGACAACGCGACGACGCGCTCGCGCTCGCGCAGCTCGAACGCACGCGCCAGGGCATCGCGGCCGACCTCGCGGCCCGTAAATCGGAACTGGAGACTTTGAAACGTGAAAACGAAACCGTGCGCGCCTGGGCTGATGGCGCTTTGCCTGATGACGTTAAGCGCCTGTATGCAAGCCCCGCGCTCACCGGAGCCGTCGACGCAGCAATGCGCGCCGGTAACGGCCTGCACGCTGCCGGCGATGGCGCCGCGCAGTAATGGCGAGCTGGGCGACGCACTCGACGTAGCTCGCGCCGCGTGGCGCGATTGTGCGGCCCGCGTCGACATGATCCTCGTATGCCAGGCGAAAGGCCTGCCGGCGCTCACCAAGGCCCCCGACCATGAATAAGGCTGCCACGTTCCGACGCGCGATCGCCGACGCCGTGCCCGAGCTACACGACGACCCCGACAAGCTGCTCGTGTTTGTCGACGCCGGCAACGTGATCGCCACGGCCGCGCCGTCGCTGTCGCTGTCGCTGTCGCTGTCGTTCGAGTATCGCTATACGCTCAACGCGATCATTACGGATTTCGCCGGCGACGCCGACGCGGTTTTCGTCGCGCTGATCGCATGGGTACATCGCAACCAATCCGACTTGCTCGCGAACGACGACGAGCGGCAAAACGGCATCGCTTTCGAAGTCGATCACCTGACGCAAACGACTTGCGACCTGTCGATAAAGCTCAAACTCACAGAAAGCGTCGTCGTCGGCACCAATGCGGACGGCTCGCAAAAGATCACGCACGTCGACGAACTTGTGCCCGAGTGGAATGTGCAAGGCCTGGTCGATCCGCAATGGACGAGTTAAGCGCCCTCGAATCATGGGCTGGCGGCTTGCTCTCGCAGCTCCAAGCCCCCGCCAGGCGCGCAGCGCTGCGCGATATCGCCCGTGAGCTGCGGCGAAGCCAGCAAACCCGCATCGCGCAGCAACAGAATCCCGATGGCTCGGCCTATGAAGCGCGCAAGCCGCGCCCGAAAAATCACCTACGCGACAAGGCCGGCCGCATCAAGCGCAAAGCGATGTTTGCGAAGCTGCGCCAGGCCCGCTATCTGCGCGCCGAAACCGACTCGCAAGGTATCGCGATCGGGTTCGCCGGCCGCGTCGCTCGCGTCGCGCGCATTCACCAGCTCGGCGAAAGCGATCGCGTCGCACCAGGCGGCCCGCGATACAAATATCCGGCCCGTGTCCTGCTCGGCTTTACAGATGCCGACCGCGAAATGATCCGCGATATGTTGCTCGCTCACATCGTTAAATAGTCATTCGGCACCCTTACCAATGTGCCCAAGGCGCTTACAACGGCGCCTTAATGACTCGCTCGCGCGTGCTCGGCAACATGGAGCAATGGACGCTAACGAATCCCAACGCCAATTTTTGAACGGATGCCGAAAGGGCAACGTGATCGCTGTCGACGGCGCGCTCTGTCGCGTCGCAAGCGGTGACATTGAAACGAACTGGATTCAATGGTTTGCGCTGTTCGCCGGCGAAACGAGCGACTGGCTCGCGCCGTCGATCGGCGAAGGCGTGATGCTGCTGTGCCCGAGCGGCGACCTCTCGCAAGGCATCGCGCTACGCGGTTTCTATTCCGAAGATTTCCCCCCGCCGAGCACCGACCCTAACAAGCACGTTCGCAAGTATCGCGACGGCGCGCTCGTCGAATACGACTTTGCAGCTCATTCGCTCAAAGCCAATTTGCCCGCCGGCGCGACCGTCCTGATCGTCGCGCCTGGCGCCGTCAACGTGCAGACCAAAACCGCGACCGTGCAAGCCGACGACGTGATGCTCGACGCGAAGCAAACGACCGTCACGGGAAACATGCTGGTTAAAGGCGCGTTCGTTTTCGAAGGCGGCATGAGCGGCAAGGCCGGCGCGAGCGGCGGCCCTGCTGCGGTCATTTCCGGCACCGTCGCCGTAAGCGATGACGTGATCGCCGGCGGCAAGAGCGGCGCCCATCACAAGCACATGGAACAGGGCGACGGCAAACCAGTGAGCGAACCGCTATGAAAGGCATGAATGCAACGACCGGCCGCGCAACGGCCGGCCTCGATCACCTGTATCAATCGATCGACAAGATTTTGACGACGCCGATCGGCACTCGCATCGCTCGCCGCGATTTCGGTTCGGAGCTGCCCGAGCTGGTCGACGCGCCGAACAACGGCACGACCCGCGTGCGCCTGTATGCCGCTGCCGCTACAGCGCTTATGCGCTGGGAGCCGCGTTTGACGCTCACCCGCGTGCAGCTCTCGACCGACGCGAGCGACACCTTTGCCGGCGCGCAAGTGCTCGACATTGAAGGCACGACGACCGTTTCGGGCGACCTGGTTTCGACGAGCGTGCGACTCACGAACGGCGGTGCAGCATGAGCGCGACCCCGATCGACCTGTCGCAACTGCCCGCGCCCGATATCGTCGAAACGATCGATTTCGAATCGCTGCTCGCCGAGCGTAAGGCAAAGCTCGTATCGCTCTATCCGGCCGACCAGCAAGCCGAAGTCGCTGCGGCGCTCGCGCTCGAATCGGAGCCGATGAACATTCATTTGCAAGAGAACGCCTATCGCGAAATCGTGTTGCGCCAACGCGTGAACGATGCCGCGCGCGCGGTGATGCTCGCCTATGCAACCGGCAAAGACCTCGCACAACTGGCCGCCCTGTTCGGTATTTCAAAGCTCACGATCGTCGAACCTGATCCGGCGAACGATATCGAAGGCGTCTACGAAAGCGACACCGACTTGCGCGCCCGCACGCAGCTCGCGCCGCAAAGTTTCTCTGTCGCCGGCCCCGAAGGCGCCTACATCTCGCATGCGCGCAACGCTGACGGCCTCGTGCTCGATGCGTCGGCCACAAGCCCCGCGCCGTGCGAAGTCGTCGTTACGGTTCTCTCGCGCGAAGGCGACGGCACCGCCGAAAAGCCGTTGCTCGACAAGGTAACGGCCGCGCTGCAATCCGATAACGTGCGCCCGCTTACTGACAAGGTGACTGTGCAGGGCGCGCAAATCAATCGCTACGCGATCCGCGCAACGCTCGTATTTTTCGCCGGCCCCGATCGCTCTGTCGCGATGGCCGAAGCGAACAAGAAAACGGCCGCCTATGCGAAGGAAATGCACAAGCTCGGCATGGAAATCACGCTCGACGGCATTTACGCCGCTGCGCGTCAAGCCGGCGTGCAAAAGGTGATTCTCGAAAGCCCGATCGCCAATATCCCGGCCACGAAGCAACAGGCGCCGTATTGCACGGCGATCGCGCTGATCGATGGAGGCATTTACAACAATGAGTAAATTGCTCCCGCCAAACTCGACGCGCACCGAGCGCAACCTTGCGACTGTCGCCTCGCGTATTAGCGATATTCCGTCGCCGCTTCAAAGCCTGATGAACCCGGACACGATCCCGGCGCCGCTGCTGCCCTGGCTCGCGTGGCACCTCGGCATCGACGCATGGAAAGACTACTGGCCCGAGCAAACGAAGCGCGCACGCGTTAAGTCTGCTATCTCGATCGCCCGCAAGAAAGGCACGGCGGCGGCCGTGCGCGAAGTCGTCGCCGCGTTCGGCGGAAACGTCGCGCTGCGCGAATGGTTCGAGCTGACGCCCCCCGGCGTGCCTGGCACGTTCGACGTAGTGCTTACCGTGAGCGGGCGCGACGGCCAGGCCCCGACCGCTGCGCTCGTCGCCGACATCATCGCCGAGATTGATCGCACCAAGCCCGTGCGGGCGCACTACACATTCACGCAAGGCTTTTCTATGCAGGGCACGCAGCGCGTCGCGGCGGCTGCTCGTGCGGCCCTGTATCGCCGCCTAACCCTCTCGGATATCTGAACATGGCCGGAAACCTCATCACTGTTACCGACGCCGGACGCGCGGCGCTCGTCGCGCCTGGCAACACCGGCACGCTCGCGCACAAGGTAGTCGAAATCGGCCTCGCGACCGCTGCTTTCGTCGCCGACAAGGGTCTTAAGGCCCTGCCGAACGAGCGCAAGCGCATCACGACATTCGCCGGCGAGAACATCGCGCCCGACACCATCCATGTGACGCTGAAAGACGACACGGCCGATCAATTCACGCTGTACGGGTTCGGCCTGTATCTCGAAAACGGTGTGCTCGCGGCGGTCTACGGCCAGGCGACGCCAATCATGGAAAAGTCGCCTGATGCAATGCTGTTGCTCGCGACCGATATTCAATTCGCGACGATCGACGCGGCGGCCCTCACGTTCGGCGAAGCGACCTTTACGAACCCGCCGGCGACGACCGAGCGGCAAGGCGTGATCGAGCTGGCGACGCAAGAGGAAGTCAACGCCGGCGCCGACGCCGTGCGCGCGCTGACGCCCAAGACGGCCGCGAGCCGATACGCGGCACTTACCGGCGCCCGTTTTACCGGCCCCGTGACCGTCGATAGCACCGCGACGCTCGGCGCCGGCCCGAAACGCATCATTGCGTCAAGCGACGCGACGACCGGCTATGTTTTTTCGGATGGGAATTTGTACGTCGGTTCGCAAGCTGCGGACGGCGTAACGCTGCTAATCGCCGGTAACAAGGAAGCCGGCCGCATACTGCCGAGCGGTCGCACGCTCGTCGGCACGACTGTCGACGATGGTATCGGCCTGGTGCAAGTCGGCGGCCTGGTGACGGCACAAACGCCGGCGGCCGGCGACTCGTCGAAGCGCCTCGCGACAACCGAGTTTGTTGTCGCTGCGATCGCCTCGGCAACGGTCGGCACGATCGTTTTCGAGCCACGCACGAACACCCGCGCCGGCTATCTCAAGCTCAACGGTGCATTGCTCAAGCGCGCCGACTATCCGGCCTTGTGGGCATACGCTCAGGCAAGCGGAGCACTTGTCACGGATGCTTACTGGTCGGCGAATAACTGGGGCTGCTTTTCGAACGGCGACGGCGTAACGACCTTTCGACTTCCTGAGCTGCGCGGCGAATTCATTCGCTGCTGGGACGACGCACGCGGCGCCGATACTGGCCGCGCAATTGGCACCTATCAGGGTTCGCAAAACGCCTCGCACGGACACAGCGCGAGCGCGGCGGCCGTTGGCGATCACGCCCACACCGCATGGACTGATTCGCAAGGCTGGCACGGGCACCACGGCAACACATACGCCATCGATAACCATCAACACGTTTTAGACCAACCTGTGCCGCAGTATGTCGTCGACACCGATCGCGGCGGCCTCAACAGTAATTTCAGCGTCGATACGGGCGCACGTTTCCCGTACACGAGCTGGAACGGCGCACACGGCCACGGTTTCGACACCGACGGCGCCGGCACGCACGGCCACAACGTCGGCATCGGCGGCGCCGGCACGCACTCCCACACGATCAACGTCGCCGCTGATGGCGGCGTCGAAGCACGCTCGCGCAACGTCGCGTTGCTCGCAATGATTCGCGCCTACTAAGGATCTGACCATGTTGATTCATCAATACGACGCCGCAACCGGCCAATACATTTCTAGCCGCCTGGCCGACGCCGACCCGCTCAATGTCGACCGCTGGCTCGTGCCCGCATTCAGCACGGTCGACGAGCTGCCGGCACGCCCGCAACTCACCTGGCCGTTTTATCTCAATGGCGCCTGGAAGCTGCTGCCTGACTATCGCGGCCGCATGCTGTACCGCCAGGACAACGGCGAGCCGGCCGAGCTGCTTTTCGCCGGCACGACACCCGCCGAGCATGAATTGACGGAAACGCCGCGCCCCTCGGACGAATACACCTGGCGCGACGGCGAATGGAAGCTCGACGCGGCCGTGATCGCGCAAAAGGTCCGCGCATCGGCAATGGCCGAGTTTGATATGCGTATGGCTCGCGCTCGCGTGATGAACGCCGGCAAAGCTGACGCCCTGGCGGCCGGCTTGCTATCGATCGAAGACGCCTATTACTTTCGCCGCTGGTCCGCTTATCAGCTCGACCTCGTGCGCGCCATTCAGGCCGAAGGTTTCCCCGACGCCGTGACCTGGCCGGCCGACCCGATCGCGTTCGAAGTCGCGAGCGCGCCGGCGATGGCCGAGTTCGACGCCCGCATGGCAAAGGCCCTGACGATGACAGAAGGCAAGGCCGAAGCCCTGGCGGCCGGCACGCTGGACGATGCCGGCTATTACACGCTTCAGGCCTGGACGACCTACCAAGCCGACCTCAAGCGGGCGATCGTGCGCGAAACATTCCCGCTCGCTGTTGTTTGGCCGACCGAACCGGCTCCCTATACGCCCCCGCCGGCCCCACTCCCGGTAAAACCGGCCGAGCCGGCAACCGAACCCGCGCCGGAAACCCCGGCCGATCCCGCGTAACGCCGCAAGCGTCGCGAGCTGCAACCCCGCCCCCCTTCCCTGACCTCTTTTAACCAGGAAACAAGATGCCTACTGACTTCCACCACGGTGTACGCGTACTCGAAATTAACGAAGGTACTCGCCCCATTCGCACCGTATCAACGGCCGTTGTCGGCCTGGTCGCGACCGCTGCCGATGCTGACATTGAGCAATTCCCGCTCGATACGCCCGTGCTGCTCACGAACGTTCAATCGGCGATCGGCAAGGCCGGCAATAAGGGCACGCTCGCCCGCTCGCTCGAAGCGATTTCATCGCAAACCAAGCCGGTTACTGTCGTCGTTCGCGTCGCCGAAGGCACCGACGAAGCGACGACGACGAGCAACATTATCGGCACGACTGCCGTAGGCGGCGGATACACGGGCATGCAAGCATTGCTCTCGGCGCAATCGAAGCTCGGCGTAAAGCCGCGCATCCTCGGCGTGCCTGGCCTCGATACGCAAGCTGTCGCGGTGGCGCTCGCCACGCTCGCGCAGAAGCTGCGCGGCTTTGCATACGTGTCGGCGAACGGCTGCGAAACGAAGGAAGCGGCGACCACGTACCGCAAGCAATTCAGCCAGCGCGAAATCATGGTTATGTGGCCCGATTTCATGGCCTGGGATACGACGCTTAACGCATCGCGCTCGATCCCGGCGACGGCGCTCGCGCTCGGACTGCGCGCGAAAATCGACGAGGAAATCGGCTGGCACAAGACGCTTTCGAATGTCGGCGTAAATGGCGTCACGGGCATTTCGAAAGACGTGTTTTGGGACTTGCAAGACCCCGCGACCGACGCCGGCTATCTGAACGAACAGAGCGTGACGACGCTTATCAATCAGAACGGCTATCGCTTCTGGGGTTCGCACACCTGTTCGGATGATCCGTTGTTCGCATTCGAGAACTACACGCGCACCGCGCAAGTGCTCGCCGACACGATGGCCGAAGCGCACATGCTGTATGTCGACAAGCCGATGCACCCGTCGCTCGTGCGCGACATTATCGAAAGCATCAACGCGAAATTCCGCGAGCTGATCGCTAACGGCTACCTGCTCGGCGGCTCGGCCTGGTACGACGAAAGCGCGAACACCGTCGAAGCATTGAAGGCCGGCAAGCTCGCGATCGATTACGACTACACGCCTGTTCCGCCGATTGAAAACCTGATGCTGCGCCAACGCATCACCGACCGTTACCTCGCCGACTTCGCTGCACGCGTCGCGGCCTAACCAGGAGCAATAGAACATGGCTTTGCCGAAAACCCTTAAGGCGTTCAACGTTTTCAACGCCGGCGAAAACCACGTTGGACAAGTGGAAGAAATTGCCCTGCCGAAGCTCACGCGCAAAACAGAGGACTGGCGCGGCGGCGGCATGAATGGCCCTATCAAGCTCGATTTCGGGCAAGAGGGCATCGTGCTCGAATCGACTTACGGCGGCCTCATGAAGTCGATTCTTTCGCAATACGGCGTCACGAAGCACGACGGCGTGCAACTGCGTTTCGCCGGCGCGTATCAAGCCGAAGATGCGACGCGCCCCGATGCCGTCGAAATCGTCGTGCGCGGCCGTCATACCGAAATGGATATGGGCACGGCCAAGGCTGGCGATAAAAACGCGTTCAAGGTATCGACCGCGTGCAGCTATTACAAGCTGTCGATCAACGGTGAAACCATCATCGAAATCGACTTTATCAACATGATCGAGAAGGTCAACGGCGACGATCTGCTCGCCGGCATTCGCAACGCGATCGGCCTCTAAGCCGAGCGCACCACCACACCGCCCCGCTCGCCTGGTGATCCGCCAGGCGAGCACCAGAAACCGAATAGAGAAAACGAAATGACCGAACAAGCCAAGCCGAACACCGTCAAGCTCGACACGCCGATCGTTCGCGGCGAACAGACCATCACCGAAATCACGTTGCGCAAGCCGAAATCGGGCGAGCTGCGCGGCACGTCGCTCAATGCGCTCGTGAATCTGGACATTGACGCGCTCGGCAAGGTATTGCCGCGCATCGCGACGCCCCAGCTCACCGAATTCGACGTGCGCGATATGGACCCCGCCGACCTCGTGCAATTGGGAGTCGCGTTCGCTGATTTTTTGCTGCCGAATCGGGCACGCTAGAACACGGCATACCCGACGAAGTAGAAGAAGCGATGGCCGATATCGCGAGCGTGTTTCACTGGACACCTCTCGATATGGACGGCCTTTCACTCGCCGACCTGGCGAACTGGCGCGAGCGTGCGCGCGTGCGCTCGCCGTATGGAAGCGAATGAACGATGGCAAACGGAAACGACCTTAAATTGCGCGTGCTGTTCGATATGGTCGACGGCGCGACGAAGCCCCTACGCAACATCCTGAACGGAAACAAGGGCCTCGCGAAGTCGCTCAAAGAGTCGCGCGACGAACTCGGCAAGCTGCAACGAACGCAAAAGGACGTTTCCGCGTTCCGCGATATGCGTGTCGGCCTGGTAGGCGCCAAGCGCGAGATGGACGGCGCGCAAGCGCGCGTCGCCTCACTGGCCCGCACGATCGGCGCAACCGACTCGCCGACTAAAGCAATGGTCGCGGAATTCGAGAAGGCGAAGCGCACGGCCGCGCAGCTCACCACCACGCACGGCCAGCAAGCCGAGAAGGTGCGCGAGCTGCGCACTCGCCTCACGGGCGCCGGCATCGACACGCGAAATCTGTCGCAGCACGAGCGCACCTTGCGCGCGAGCATGGCCGCGACGATCGGCGTAATGACCACGCAGCAAAACAAGCTTGCCGAACTCACCACGCGCACGAAGCGCCTCGCGGAAGCCCGCGAGAAGATGGGCAAGACGAAGGAACTCGCCGGCTCGATGGCCGGCGCGGGCGCAAAGATGATGGCCGGCGGCGCTGTCGTCGGCGCTGCTACGATCGTTCCTGTCGCGGCCTATGCCAAGGCCGAAGATTCCGCGACGCAGCTATCGGGCGCGCTCATGCGTGCGGGTAGTGTCGTGCCCCCTGAATTCGAGAAAATCAACGCGCTCGCGATGAAGCTCGGCGACCGCCTGCCGGGTTCGACCGCAGATTTTCAGGACATGATGACCATGCTTACGCGCCAGGGCATGAGCGCGAAAACCATCCTCGGCGGCATGGGCGAAGCGACGGCATACCTCGCCGTGCAGCTCAAAAAGACGCCGACCGAAGCGGCCGAGTTTGCCTCAAAGCTGCAAGACGCCACGCGCACGACCGAAAAAGACATGCTTTCGCTCGCTGACGTGATCCAGAAAGCGTTTTATCTCGGCGTCGACGATAACAACATGCTCAACGGGTTCGCAAAGCTCGGCCCCGCGATGGACACGATCAAGCAAAAGGGCCTTGAAGGGGCGAAGGCACTCGCCCCGCTGCTGGTGATGTCCGATCAATCAGGCATGGAAGGGAGCGCGGCCGGCAACGCGTACCGGAAAATGTTTCAGCTCGGCATGGATTCGAAGAAAGTCGCCAAGGCAAACAAGGAACTCTCGCCGGCGCAACGCCTCGACTTTACTGACGGTAAAGGCGAATTCGGCGGCCTCGATAAGATGTTCAAGCAATTCGACAAACTCAAGGGCCTGTCGACGGAAAAGCGCCTGAGCGTGACGAAAATGATTTTCGGCGACGACGCTGAAACGCTCCAGGTTATTTCCCTGATGATCGAGAAGGGGAAAGCCGGCTATGACGAAGTGCAAGCAAAGATGGCCGCGCAAGCGTCATTGCAAGAGCGCGTCAACAAGCAACTAGGCACGCTCTCGAACCTATGGGAAGCGGCCGGCGGCACCTTCACGAATGGCCTCGTCGCGTTCGGCGAAGCGGTCGCACCTGAAGTTAAAGGCATCGTCAACTGGCTCGGCGATATGGCTGAGAGCATGGGCGCATGGGCGCGCGAAAATCCTGGCCTTGCGAATGGCTTGATGAAAGTCGCCGGCGTGATCGCTATCGTGATGACGGTAATCGGCGGCCTGCTCGTCGTCGCGGCCGCCGTGCTCGCCCCGATCGGCGCGATCGCATTCGCCTTTACAGCGCTCGGCGCTATCGGCTTCGCTACTGTCGGCGTTTTCGCCGCCATTGCCGTTGGCGTCGTCGCGGCGATCGCCGCGATCGGCGTCGCGATCTATACCTATTGGGAGCCGATCAAGACGTTTTTCGGCGGCCTATGGGACCAGGTGCGGCAAGCGTTCGCCGGCGGCATTGCCGGCGTCGCTGCGCTCGTGCTGAACTGGTCCCCGCTCGGCCTGTTCTATTCGGCATTCTCGGCCGTGCTGCAATGGTTCGGCATCGACATGCCGTCGAAATTTACCGAATTCGGCTCTAACCTGATTTCCGGCCTAATCAACGGCATTACTAGCGGCCTAGGCGCGGTGCAATCTGCGATCACCAACGTCGCCGAGTCTACGGTCGGATGGTTCAAGGAAAAACTCGGCATCCATAGCCCGTCGCGCGTATTCGGCGAGCTGGGCGGGTTCATCACGCAAGGCGCGGCGATCGGCATGGAAGGCGAACAAGGCCGCATCGCAAAAGCCGCGGTCGGTATCGCGACGCTTGCCGCGACCTCGTTCGCGGGCGCCCAGGGCGCCGGCACGCCGCTCGTCGGCCCTGGGGTAGCCATTGACTCGCGCCCCGCCCTCACGGCCCCGCCAACGGCCGGAAAATCGGGCGGCGGTGGAGCTGCGGCCGGCGGCGACACCTATATTTTCCAAATTTCGGGCAATGACCCGAAGGCGATCCGCGACGAGATCCGCGCCGAGCTGCAAGCGATCGAACGCAAGAAGCAAGCGCGCATCGGCTCGCGCCTCACCGACTAACCAGGAGAAAGCAAGATGCTCATGTCGCTCGATCAATTCGTTTTCGGCCTGGACACGGCCGCGTATCAAGAGCTTCAACGGCGCACGAGCTGGAAGCACCCGACCACCTCGCGCGTCGGCGGCCGTAATGCTCGTCAATTCACCGGCGACGGTGACGACACGATCACGTTAAGCGGCCTGCTCGCGCCCGATCAATTCGGCAAGCTCGAATCGCTCGCCGAGCTGCGCAAAATGGGGAGCGCTGGCGACGCTTATGTGCTCGTCGACGGCGCCGGCCGCGTTTATGGTGCGTTCGTGATCGAAGGCATGAACGAAGGTCAAACGCTGCACATGAAGGACGGCACGCCGCGCCGCATCGACTTTTCGATCGACCTCACCCGCGTCGACGATGGCCTCGTGAAAACGCGCACCGAGCCGAAGAAGGATGAAACGCAATGAAGCAACCGACGCCCGAATATCACATCACGCTCAACGGGCGCGACCTGACGACGAAAATCGCGCCCGACCTGATTAGCCTTGCGCTCGCCGAATCACGCGGCGACGAAGCCGACACGCTCGATATCGTCGTCGACGACTCGCAAGGCAAGCTCGCCATTCCCGCGCGCGGCGATACGTTGCGCGTGTCGTTCGGCTGGTCCGATACCGGCGTCGTCGACAAGGGCGCCTTTACCGTCGACGAAGTAGAGCATAGCGGCACCCCGGATATCCTCACCATTCGGGCGCGCTCGGCCTCGATGACGAAAGACATGAGTGAACGAAGGGAAACGAGCTGGCACGGCGAAACGCTCGGCGCGATCGTGCGAAAGATCGCCGGCCGGCATAACCTCAAACCGGCGATCGCCGACGCTCTCGCAAAAATCGCGATCGCTCATATCGATCAAACGCACGAGTCTGATATGTCGTTTCTCACACGCCTGTCGAAGCGTTACGACGCGGTGATGAACGTGAAAAACTCGAATTTGCTTTTTATGCCGATCGGACACGGCACGAGCGTAAGCGGCAAGAAACTCGACTCGATTGATCTGACGCGCGCGAGCGGCGACCAGCATCGTTATCACATCGCCGAGCGCGAGAACTATGCCGGCGTGCGGGCGAGCTACCACGGCACCGGGCGCAAGAAACGCGAGTCTGTCGTCGTCGGCGGCGAAAACAATCACAACATGAAGGTTTTGCCCGAGACCTACGCAACCAAAGACGAAGCGCTCGCCGCTGCTACTGCCGAATTCAATCGCACGAAACGCAGTCAAGCGACCATGAGCTATACGCTCGCGCTCGGCCGGCCCGACCTTTACCCCGAGATTCCCGTCTATCTCAACGGGTTCAAGCCCGATATCGATGCGCTGTCATGGCTCGCCAAGAAAGTGACGCATACGATCGCCGATGGCGGATACACGACGCAGCTCGAACTAGAAGTGCGCGACGATCCGACGAGCGACCGACACCGATCGCACTTTCGCAAGGGCGGCAAATGAAAAACGGCCAGGGTTTGAAGCCCTGGCCGTTTTCCTTTGCAAGCTCGTCGCGTTATTCGGGGTGGCCGTCAAGCGCGGCGTTACTGGTGGACGCAAACGACGGAGACGGTCGGAGCGGGGATGGGGTTCGAGATAATCCCCCGCTGTGCGTCTTGCTGGATCGACGCTTCCCGATTGGCTGCTAGGCGGTTGGCGTCATTGAGAATTTGTTGGCGGGCTACTTCGCACGCTTGCCCGGTCTTGAACGCCGTGTGCGTGCTTTGCGGGGCTTGGTTGTAATAGAACCATGTGACCAATAAGATAATCATCGTCGCGCTCTCGATGTTGGTATGAGGATGGACGGGTTTACGGAGTGCGCTCGTAGACTAGCGCTGCGCAGCAGTCGACATATCCGACGATGGGGGATGCCCGGTTCGCGATATCGTACGCATGAAGCTGTACTTTATATGACACGAGTTGCGTCATGTCGGCTTCCCATTCTTGGCGATGACAGACCCACGCGACGTCCACTGTTTCATCGTTGCCGAGAGGATCAATCTCCATTGCTACGTCAAGGTCACTGTCGTCACGCTGGATGCCCTTGATACGACTGCCAAACACCCACAGCCGCCGCACGTAGGAACGATGTTTCGCCCATTCTCGCAGGCGTTTCATGGCTTCGAACAGGTGGTCATCGATCATGTCAGTCTCTTGTCCGTTGCGGTCGGAAGCCGCCCCCTATTCGTCGCCGGCGATCACCTCACCAGCTCGTCGCGGCCGGCAATCCATACCCGCTACGCAAACCCATGTGCGCGCGTCGACGTACTGCCTCGATGGCGATTCGCCCCCGCTGATGGCGCCCAACTCGTGACACTCTTTCCGGCCGCCCTGAAACGCGAAGCCTTGCGCGTTGCTCGCGTTACGCACCTCGACGCGCGTGATCTTTGCCGCGCCCCATGCCTTGCTGTTAAACCATAGCGGCGAGCACGCCCCCATAGAAACGACGTTGTAAAAGATCGTGCGCGTAACGAGCGGCCGGCCGATTGTGACCTTAAGCGCCCCGCCCTCGATCGATGCCGCATTGATCGAGTACGGCGCGAGACTTTTTTGCAAGCTCGCCGGCATCTGTTCCCCGTGAGCGTTGAAAGCGATGAAGCAAAGCGCGGCGATTGTCGGCCGAGCTGCGCGTGCGAATCCTGTCATTGTCGATTGGTCCCGTAAGTGATTCCCTCGGCATTGTATGCAACGCGGTGACCCGCGCTCGAGCGCGGCGCCGGCGGTAACGAAAACGACCGTTTTCGTTACTGTTGGAATTCGGGCGATCGGCGTCCTATTTTTCACCCCAACGAGTAGCGAAACAAGTGCACTTATCAAAGTGTCACAAACGTCAAATCGGCCCGCGCACGCGGTCGGATGGGCCGGCGCCCTGCTGCACTCGACGATAAGACAATCGCCGAAATACGCGCCTTGCTGCGTGATCCTGACGTGCCGATAGCGAGCATCACGAAGCGATACGGCATTAGCAAGACAACGCTTTATAGATCGGTAAAACGAGCTGAGAAGAAAGAAGCCAAGGGCACGCCTACCGGACGTAACGCAAAACCCCGAAGCAATACCCGATGAACTCGATGGCCTCGATCTGGTCCGCCTCAATCACCTCTGTTTGATAGTTCGGATTGTCGTTCAACAGGTGCAGCGCGCCCCCTTGCATGCGTTGCACCCTCTTACCCCTGATGCAGTCACCCAAGCGCACCACGAACAAACCGTCGATATCACGCGGCCGGCGGTCGATAAGCATCACGTCGCCGTCATTGACCGTTGGCGCCAGGTTGTTCCCGACATAACGCATTGCGATCACCTCGGCGCAGTCGACGCCCTGCCACTCGATCCATGCGGCCGGCAACGTTATCGACTGCTGCGGCGAGTCTGCATCCAGGAAGCTCGGCATATCGAACGCTGGAAACTCCACGGTCGCGAGCGCATCGTCGTCGACGGCCGGATGCAGCGTCAATTCAGGTTCCTCTATGCCAGGCGTGCCACGCCCGAGCACGAGCCAATCAAGGCTGACCCCGTATTTCTCTGCAACAGCCATGCACTCGGCAAACGGTATTCGATCCCGAATTTTCCAAACTGCCGGCGTGCTGCGCGATGCGCCCAACGCCTCGGCTAACTCCACGTCTTTAGTTACGCCGACTACCTCTTTCAATCTGTCGACGATAGCTTGAACAAGCGCCTTTTTTTCTGTCATTTCGCGGGTTAAAAAAGTATGAAAATTTCACAAATGTAATGTGCGTTATGGAAACGAAAGGCATATAATTACATTCAGTAACTAAGTACCTCAACCTGTTACAAAGTGCAATCACATATGCCGAACACTTCTAACGCCCAATCGACCGCGAAACGCGTGCCTATCGCGATGAACGCCGATGAAATCGGAACCCTCGAAAAGCTCGCGCAGCATGAACAACGCAGCGTTGCAGCTATGGCGGGGATTATCTACCGCGCCGGATTGGAACAGTATGGCCGCAAGACGAAAACACGAGCACGGCGCTAAGTGACGAATGCGAGCGGATTAGGCCGGGGGGCTAGATCCTTAACTCGATCGGAAATAGGACCATGCGAATCACTTTGCGTTGCCCGCACTGCACTAGCCGCGTTACCGCGCGCACCTCTCGCGAGCTGTCGCGGACCATGCGCGAAATTGTTTTCATGTGCGAAGACCCCGAGTGCGCGCATTCGTTCGTCGCAACACTTGAAGCGGTGCGAACCCTTTCGCCAAGTGCGAAACCCGATCCGGCGATCACGTTGCCAATCTCGGAGCATGTACGCGATCGCGTAATGCAACAGATGCAACTGATCGTCTGAGCCGCCAGACATGAGAGAAACGACCATGCCAAAAGAAAAAGCAAACCTGCATTACACCGCCCTCGCATTCATCGCGAAGCACCAGGGCGAACACCTTGCACCCGATCGCCGCCTGCTGATCGATCGATGCATCGCGCATCTGGTCGAAACGGAATGGCTTTCGAGCCGCGAGGCTGAAATTGTCACGCTGCAGGCATTCGGCGAATTGGAGTCCCGTAATTGCAAGGCTTACGTCGATATGTCGCTCACCACCAGCCACGCGGTTTTTATCCGCGACCCGCGCACGGCACGCATGCGCGTGTTCACGGTTTCCGAACTGATCGACCTGGTCAAGACGCCGGCCCTCTCAAGTCTGCCCGTGCCTAGCACGCGAGACATGCTCGCCAACGGCCTCGCCGATACCCCGCAGCCCTCGCAGTAACCCCCACTCATTCAAAGCCCCGCCGCACCTCCCGACGAGCTGCGGCCGGGATAACTCACGCCTGCGATTCTGAAAACATGGCCTCAATCGACGAACTCAAACGCCACATCGATTTACACCAGCTCGCCGACCGGCTCGGTCTGAAGCAAGGCAAGGGCGGCGACAAGGCGCTCTATCACTCGCCGCACCATCCCGACAAGCACCCCTCGCTTTCTATCTATCAGGGGCACCCCAAGCACGGCAACGGCTGGAAAGACCATAGCGGCGACGCCGGCGGTTCGTGCATCGACCTCGTGATGCACGTTCAGGGCTGCACCGTGTCGGACGCAATGAAATACCTGCACGACGCGTTCGGCATACCCTACGACACGGCGACCAGCTCGGCACCCCCGCGCGAGAAATCGAAATTCGATTACATCGCCGATCGCTCGCTGAGGGATGCGGAGAGGGTCCGCGAATACCTGACAGGCCGCGGTATCAGCTCAACGGCGATCGACGCCGCGATCAAGGCGAAAACGCTCGGCTTTAACGACTACGCCAGCTCGACACGCCAGCCAGGCGAAGTCGGCTATTGCGGCCCCTCGGCCGCGTTCATCGTGCGCCCGATCGGCAGCGCCGAGGTCGTTGCAGTCGACATGCGCTTTATCGACCCGGCGCTCAATGGCGACGTCAAGACGCAGACCCAGGGCGAAAAGGACGGCTACGGCTGGACGGCCGACCCGCGCAAGCTCGAACGCGGGAAACGCGTAGTACTCGTCGAAAGCTCGATCAATGCCCTTTCGATCGACGCGTGCGATATCCCCGCGACGGCCGCCTATTCGATTCGTGGGATCGGCAACGCGGCGAACATCGATTTTTCGTTTCTGATCGGCAAGCAGGTCGTGATCTGCATGGACAACGACGAGCCGATCGCCGAAGGCAAACCGCGTGCAGGACACCGCCCCGGCCCGGAAGCCGGCTGGACGCTTTACGAACGCCTCACCGCGCTCAATATTTCAGCGATGATGGTCGACCAGTCCGGCTGGGTTCAGGACCTTGCGGACGGCGCGAACAAGACGGCGCCGATCAATGACGTCAATGATTTTCTCAACCTGCGCGGCGCACCGGCGCTCGCGAAGGCGCTCGAAACGTTCGAACCCTGGCTGATCGCCGGGTTGCCAGGCGACGCCACCGCGCGCGGCAAGCGTCGCGTGTTCCTGCCGTCGCACGACTTCGCGCAGTACTGGCGATTTCGCCCGACGCAGGATTTCACGCGCTATATCGTCAAGTCGGAAAAGAAAGACGACTCGGAGATCGAAACGCCGACCTACGGCGACCTCTGCGGCTTCCGTATCGCCTCGCTCTCCCGCGTGTCGGTCGCGAGCGCGTCGTCGACGATGACCGGCGACGCCGACCAGGCGCCAAGCGTCTACTTTGCCGCGAGCGTGCAGACCCCGCGCCACGGCGCGAGGCTCACGCGCAAGGTGATGCTCGATGACCAGCTCCACAACAATACGCACTGGCTGAAATTCGGCCCGATCTGGAAGCCGGCCGAGTTTTCCCGCATGGTGTCGATACTGGAGCGCACGGCCGACCTCGGCGCGCGCAACGCGGCGAACTTCGTCGGGCTCGCCTGGCGCGACGGCGCGCTCACCGTCAATGAAGGCCCGGACTGCTATTTCACCGATGCCGAAAAACAGTGCCCGTATCACAACCTGACCTTCCCGAGCGGGCCGCGAACTGACGCACGGCGCGTCATCACCGCGTACCAGCAGACGTTCAAGGAAAACGCGGCGGCCGTCCCGCTCGTGTGGGCGCTCGGCGGCCACCTGAAAGCGATGCTTGGGTTCTGGCCGCATATCACCGTGCAGGCCGACAAGGGCGCCGGCAAGTCGACGCTGATCAAGCGGCTCGAGCGCTCGATCGCTTTCACGATGTTTTCCGGCCAGAGCCTGCAGACGGAATTCCGGCTCCTGACGAGCATCAGCCACACGAGTCACCCGGTCGGCTGGGAAGAACTGTCCGCACGCCGGCAGGAAGTGATCGACAAGGCGGTCGGACTGCTCCAGGAAAACTACCAGTACACGGTGACGCGGCGCGGCGCGGAGATGACCGAATACCTGCTGTGCGCGCCCGTCATGCTGGCTGGCGAAGACGTACCCGTGCGCAGCCTGCTCGGCAAGCTCGTTCGCACCACCCTGACCGGCAAGCGCGGCCCGCTGCTGCCCGACGACCTGCCGCGCTTTCCGGTACGCGAATGGCTGGAATTTCTCGCCGGTCTGAACAGGCGCGCCGTGCTCGACCAGTATCGCGCGTTGCGCGAACAGTGCCTCACGAACAGCCGCGCGAGCGGTGCCGATGACGGTGCGCTCCGGATGGCCGGCAATTACGCGGCCGTCGCCCTGGCGTGGCGCTACCTGTGCGAGTTCGCCGGGATGGACGACGGCGAAGGCGGCTTTTTTCACGACCTGCTCGCCGAAATGAACGGCCACATCGCCGAAACCAGCGCCGACCGCGAGCCGTGGGTCTGGATTCTGGAAACCGTGCTGTCCGAGATCGACGGCGGCAACTACAAGCACCCGTATACGTTCGACATGGTCGACGGCGAGTTCTGCATCCTGCTGCGCACCGGTCACGTGATGGATCACATCGCCCACACGGGCAGCCTGCGCGACAAGTGGAACGGCCTGCCGGTCAAGTCCGACCGCGTGTTCAAGAAGCAGCTCCAGCAGGCCGGCGTGGTGGTCGGCGCGAAAGAGGTCGAGCGACGCATCTTCATGCGGCGCGTGCCGTACCTCACGGCTATCTCGCTGCGCCGCCTTGAGGCGTTCGGTCTGCACGTTTCCGTACGGGAGGACATGTGCTGATGAATTTCGTACATCTTACGAAACCACACCGCCAGATGGGCGGCCGGCCCACCCCGTACGTTTGTCCGGACCGGCCAGAACCGCGAAGCTCGGCGCAACCCGACCTGGCGGGCCGGATATGCGCCGGGCAAGGCACAGGCAGCGCACGCGACACATGGTTTTTGACACCCGCCGCACCTAAGTCATTGATTATTGAGAAGAGTACCGCCACGAGTCGCCGGTCGTTTGCCACGAGTCCGCGCCGTTTTGCCATGAGTCTGTTTTCGGGGGATCGCCGCGCCCCGTATTCCTTTCTTCTCTCTAAATTATTGAAAGAAAAGAAGAAAGAAGGCCTGGAAAGGAAGGAATCCGGCGATATCGGGCCGCCACGAGTTGACCCCGATTTGCCATCAATCGGAGGGGGCGCCTATTTTTTGGGCCACGCATCCCACGAGTCGGCAAGCGGTAACTCGTGGCAACTGATGGCGGAGCATCCTTTTGAAATCATGCACTTAGCGGTCGGCCAGATGCCGCCCACGTCTCCACGTGTTGCGCTGCGTGTGGTCCGCTGCGGTGCGCCCCGGAGGGCAGGCTGATGGACGCATGGTCGAAGACGCTCACGCTGGCCGACGCAGCCGCCCTGCTGCGCGCCCACCCTGAAACGGTGCGCCTGAAAGCGAAGGCCGGCGACCTGCCGGGCCGGAAAGTCGGAAAACGCTGGATCTTCTCGCTGGTTGCCCTCCAGCGCTACCTGGCGGGAGAATGGATCCCGCGAGTTGTGCAGGGCGATCAGGCTAAGGAAACACAACCATGTCGCTCTTTAAACGTAGTTCAAGTCCCAACTGGTATTACAAGCTGTACCCGCCGGGAGGCGGACAAGCATTACAAGGCAGCACTGGCACCCAGGACAAAACGAAAGCGCAGGAATTCCACGACCGGATGAAGGCGGATCTGTGGGATCAGGCGAAGCTCGGCTACAAGCCGCGCTACACCTGGAACGATGCGGTCGTGCGCTATGTGGCCGACCGCGATGGCCTGTCGAGTCTTGAGACCAGCAAGACGCACCTGCGCTGGCTCGATCAGCACCTGTCCGGCGTGCAGTTGGTGGATATAGACCGCAATCGCATTGACGCAATTGCGCACGTAAAGCGGATGGAGCCGCGAGTCGTGCAGACGCGCAAAGGGCCAAAGAAGCTCGGGCGCAACGTCAGTGCAGGAACGGTTAATCGCGTCATCGGCGTGCTCAAAGCCGTTCTGAACGCCGCGGTCGAATGGGAGTGGATCGACCGGGCGCCAAAGACGAAAAAGACGAAAGTCGTCTCGCGCCGGATACGTTGGTTGACGCAGGCGGAAGCTGAGCGTCTGCTGGCCGAGCTGCCGACGCACCTGGCCGACATGGCGCAGTTCAGCCTCGAAACCGGGCTGCGCCGCGCCAACGTGACCGGCCTGCAGTGGTCGCAGGTCGATCTCGTGCGGCGCGTCGCGTGGATCCACCCGGACCAGGCGAAAGCCCGCAAGGCGATCACGGTGCCGTTGTCCGATGCGGCCGTGGCGGTGTTGCGCCGCCAGTTGTCAAAGAAGCGGAAGCCTGAATGCGTCGAAAGCGTGTTCGTGTACCACGGCAAACCGGTCTACCAGACCGTGACTGCGGCGTGGACAAAGGCGCTGAAGCGGGCCGGTATCCGTGACTGCCGCTGGCACGATCTGAGGCACACATGGGCAAGCTGGCATGTGCAGCGCGGCACGCCGTTGCAGGTGCTCAAGGAGCTGGGAGGATGGGAAACGCTGGAAATGGTGCAGCGGTATGCGCACCTGTCCGCCGATCACCTGGCGCGGTGGGTGCAGCCGATGATGGTGCAAGCCGTACCGCAGTTAGCTGCAATTTAGCTGCAATTCGGGGGGAGTGGGAACGGGAGAAATCGCTGAAAGCCTTACGGCTATTGGTGCGCCCGGCTGGGATCGAACCAGCAACCCCTGCCTTCGGAGGGCAGTACTCTATCCATTGAGCTACGGGCGCTTCAACACGAAAGCGCGGCAACCTGAACAGGAGCGACGCCAAAGCGAGACCGAAAGGATACCCGGTTTCAGCCCAACCGTCCACCGGACGGCCTATATGGCGAGATTGGGCGCCATCTGTCCGCCATCCCGCAGGTGCCGGCTACACCTCGCGATGCGGGTAAACGCCTGCTGAACACCTCGCCGCGCCCCTCGCCGCCGCCGAAATGTTGCGTCTATAATCGTCCGTGCCTGAATAAAGCAAAGAAAAAGAAGTTGCCGTCACGCTGTACCGCTCACATACCCACGGAGACGAGACAAGCATGAGCGAAGCACCACACGGAGCCCCAATCAAAACCCCCGGGCAGCTCATTGCCGCGATCATTGCCAGTTTTGCGGTACCGATCGTCATCATCGTTCTGCTAGTGATCTACGTCGATAACTCGACGCGCACCGGCGCCGGCACCGACAGTCTTTCCCAAGCCGAGGTCAGCGCGCGCATCAAACCGCTCGCACAAGTCGACATTCGCGACGCCAATGCGCCGCGTGTCTACAAGACCGGCGAAGAGGTTTACAAGGCCGTTTGCTCCGCGTGTCACGCGTCGGGTGCGGCAGGCGCGCCGAAATTCACCAACACCGCCGACTGGGCCCCTCGCATTGCGCAGGGCTTCGACACGCTGTGGCACACGGCGCTCGCCGGCAAGGGCGCGATGCCCCCGCGCGGCGGCACCAGCCCGGACGACTACAGCGACTTCGAAATCGCCCGCGCCGTGGTTTACATGGCGAACAATTCCGGCGCGAGCTTCCCTGAACCGGCGCAACCGGCAGCGGGTGCGGCGGCGGCCGCCTCGGGCGCTGCTGCTGCCGCGCCGGCGGGTGCTTCGGACGCTGGCGCCGCACAAGCCGCTGCC